GTTCTACACGCACCCGTATGCGAATGGGCCGACTGGTGTAGCAGGTCTACAGAATGCGAACGAGATAAGCACCAGCCACGCTATACTGGACGCTAATGCCATGTTTGCCTTCTTCCCCGGCACAGCGCTCTGCAACCAACACAGAGCCAGTATGACATCCCCGTTCTTCAACAAGCAGAACGTCCTCGCTCCCGACCTGCATAGCAAGAACACAACGTATGGCAACGTCGCCTCGCAGACCAATGGTGAGGTGAAGGCGAAGCCAGTCCCTCTAATTCTCAGATTCCCACATCCTACTGCGAGATACGATGACCACACTGACGGAGTGGACATCGACAGCAAGACCACCTATCTGATATTCGGGCCGGGACAAGCGTTCCCCTTCACTAGGGAGACGAACAACACAGGTGGCACGCATGGAAATCTATACGGCAACTTGGATAACAAATACGAGCCGCATCCCGGTAGGATAGTAGCAGACACTAACACTTGGGCATCCGTTCCTAGAGATGACACGCTCACCACTCCCACGTTCCCCAACCAAGCGGACAATGACAAGTTCAACTTCATGCCGCCGAGCAAGACATACTACGACGCTCATGCTGGTTTCCATTGGAAGGCTATGGTGAATTGGGAGACACCCGCTGGATACTGTTGGCAACAGAAGTGGAAGCAGAGACCGGAGCATGGTAGGAACTACGGACAGACATTCAACGACGACACACCATATGACATATCCGGCACTGCAAGCATCGCAAACGACCTACGTCATGCGCATCCGAAGATGCACACTCCTCTCATCGGCTTCGGCATCACTATGGGTGCTGATACCGTGTTCCACATGGATGGCGGCTTCCATCCCGGTGGCTCTTGGTTGGATAACCAACTGACCTTCAACCCACCACATGAGAAGATGGGAGGAAGAATCAACGGGCTTGCTTGGGAGGCTGATAACCAACTGCATCCCACTGCTTTCAGAACCGCTGGGGTTCTCACAGGTAGGATACTGGATTACATCGGTTCCAATACGGTAGTGAGCGGTGACGACACCAAGAATGAATACGTCGTGGTAGACGCCACACGCTGTCAGAACGGAGAGGAACTCGCCACAGTCGTAGGGGCAGCCATCAATGCATTCCCCGGTGCTGGTGCTCTCAAGGCGATGGGCGGCACGCATATGCCCTCTATGGGTAACTCCATGCGGCAAGACAAGTATGCTTGGAGAGCATTGGGAGTGCCAACTGCATATGTGGATAACAGCGGCACTGGGAACTACATAGACTCCGCTGTCAATGCCTCTCAGTCCTCCTTAGAGCAAGTCCCGGCATCGGGGTGGTTGAGAGTGCACAATGGCAACACCACATACTTCGCTTGCTATCACTCCCGTGAGGTAATCGCAGATAGCAGCAACTGGAAGGTGAGGTTCTACCTAGCACCAAACAGGCTCAACGGTGCTAGTGTGTTTGAGGGGCCACTGACTTGGCAACACAAGAAGGGTGGGCCTTCGCATACCATACCCACATTGACTAGCAGTTTCACGCTCTTCGTATGGACTAAGGCTGGCACTATCAGATTCAACAACGAGGATGACTCGACTAGAGACCACATGACGCAAGTGCACTTCTCCGGCATCGCGGATGCGATAGACAGGACGAGGCCCATAGGGGTCGCTGGTTGGCATGGGGAACGCTACTCCTACCTCAATAGCCTCAAGATGACCAAGAACACTTCCGGCACTGGGTATGCCGCTGGTTTGGGTGCGTATCATCCCATGCTAGGCTTCAATCCGTATGGTGTCGCAGGTAGCGTGATAACGAAGCACAGTCACCTACCCGTAGTCTCACCGCAGCAGTTCTCACCCGAATCCACCTCGACCATAGACGGGATAGGAGCGAAGGTGGCGAAATACATCAAGAAGACCCAATTCTACACAGACTACAACCTACAGACAGGAAGTGGCGAGACGTGGAACAGCAGCAACGTCACCTATGCGTTCAAGGACACAGATGTCCTAACTGGCGACAACGTGTTCGACCTACCTTACAACAACGTGGTGGCTGACGACTACGACAAGCAACCTGCTGAACTGTCATCCGCGCATGGGTTGTATACGAATGCCTTCTTGGTCGTGAGTTACGAGAGTGAGAGTGCGTTGGTGGCGAAGCACGACAGGGACTCAATCAGATGCACTGGTGATATGCTACACACCAAGCAATCATCCGTGACATCAATCAAGTATGCTGGTAGCACCAAATGGGACATCAGATACCATGACCAAGACCGCTTCGTAGCACCAGCCAACGCTGGCCCGAACGTAGAGGCTCTGATAGTGGACGGGACTAATGTCCCTACGTTCGATGGCTCTGAGCACGCTCTGACCGATGAATGGTCGGATAACGTCACTTGGGCTTTCTTCACTGCCTTCTCGGGTAGCGGGTGGGAGACGGCCGTCGCTAACGACTTGAAGTTGAAGAACGCGACACCTGCTCTCAACAAGACCGGAGACCTGCTATTCGACTTGGATTACTCCGTAGGCTCTGCTCTCTTGGAGAGCGATGACGCAGAGCGCAACGTAGTCGATGACTACTATGACATGGGTTCCGACACATACGCCGCTGGTGGCAACTACCCCAGCAAGTATTGGATGCAAGACGTGAATGCGTTCAACACATTCGCCAGTTCACCAGCGAAGAACTTCACCGTGGAGAACGTCGTGTGGAAGAGGATGGATGGTGGTAACCTCAGTCTTCCGACGACCAACGCAAGAGGGCTAGGTGCTGTCCCGTGGGTCACGAGGGTCAAGGACAACACACCGTATGTGATGGGTGAGAAGATTTACGGCAACAACAGGTTCTCCTTTGAGACTACCAATAGCGCTATGCTACCAGTGCTACAGGCACAGGAGTTAGCACACCCTAAGTTGATGAGGAAGTATCCATACGAGATAGGAAACGCCCTCAACATACCGAACGAGGAAGTCCAGTTCCGTAGCATACACGTCATCGACGACGCTGGGCAGAAGCATCGCATCGAAGGCGGTAGCCCGTTGGGGACTATCATACGTGGCTTCCGCACGCCCGAGAACAGAGGCACGAAGGGCAAAGCACCAGCACTCGCCAACAGCGGCAACACACCCAACCTCAAAGTGGCATTACCCAACCCCAATTCCATACCCGGCAACATCGTAGTGCGCTCGGGTTACGACCCAGTCCAATCGTATCAACACGAGAGCATGGGTTCCGGTGGTATGCAACACCCCGACTTGAGTCAGACGCATACCGGGCATCTATTCGACAACAGCGTGGATGGGCCGAGGATGGCTCCCACATACGAAGACCACAACTGGGAGAGAATCAACCCAGTCACATTCGATTCGGAAATCGGTGCATGGAACGATAGCAGCCCGTTGCAGACGAGTTACGAGTTGCACGAC